TAGCTGCTTCAGAAAACCTTTGGTGACGGCTATACATATCTGGTCAGGAGTCCTGTCACCAAGGCCTTCTCTCTGAAGCAGTCTGACAGCACAGATAATCTCCTGTACTCTCTGCTTTGGGTCTAACTCCTCCCTCTCGGGGTCTACCTCAATGGGAGGATTCCCATCTTTTCCTACTATCAAGAGCCACCTCCTTTTTATTGGTTAATCTTGGCTAAGTGGTCAGCAACTGCTGTATCCACTCCGTTCTGTCGGGTGGCCACTTCTTCTGAGGTGGGATTAAGGATGGCCCATTCTTCCTTGGACATAAGTTTGCCATTACGGAAGATAAGACCCGACTCTGCTCGCTCACGGTCTTTCCGCTTGCTCATCGGATACCTCCTTTCTATTTTGGTTCTTGGTTAGCATAAGGCATATGGTCTGGGTGATAAGGCTTGCCATTAAAGGCCAATCAAGAGGTAGTAACTTCTCCGCACTCAGTGCACTTTGGGTAGTTGGCTTCTAGGGTGCACTTCTTACAAAGAGAGTGTCTACCAAAGATGGCATTTAAGAGCCTCTCCGAAGCACTCTGCCATACCCTAAACCTTTTGCCACACTTCTCACAAGTTTCTAGTGGCATTCTTTCCCTCCCTTTAGATAATAGGTACTGAGATGTAGGTATGGGTGTTACCACACCAGCCTGACACCTTGCCATTGATGGTAACTGCTTCTGGAAGGACTTCCTGACAGGCAGGACAAGTGAAGTTGCTTACTCTTCCCACTTCAACCTTGCTAGGGAGTTCAGGGCGGTTGGGGAAAGAGCCAGAAGACTTCCCTTGACGCTTCTCAGAGTTCTTCTCAGAGGCAGCTACTGTCTCTTCGCCACTCCTCATATAGGCCTACCTCCTTTCTATAAGATTCCGATATATAACTAGGTCTACCCTAGTTCTAACTGACTTCTATCTAACTACTATGCTCAACGGAGGCATAAAAAAGGGTATAAAAAAGGGCGAATAGGCAAGGGGGTAGTTTTTAATTTAAGGTTGCCTTAACCTGCTAACCCTATTTATGCTCCTTTAAGTTAGTCGGGTCAAGTCCTAACTCCCTCCACCGAATTACTCGGCGTTGGAGATAGGTGGCGGAATGTTTCTTACAGGTGTCAGACATTGCTCGCCAATCTGCCTTCATAATGGCGGCGTTCCTGACCTTTTGGTCCTCCCAGGATGAGTAGGATTTATTGAACTGCTCAGGAGTAACGCCAGGCGGGAGTGTAATTGTAACCTGCTGTCCTTTTGTTGGGTCGGGCATTATGATACCTCCGCCCCCCTTGCCTATTCAATTGTTAAGGTACAACCTTATGATGTAATTTTAACATAGTCGGTTTTATTTGTCAACCCCCCATATAATAATGTATTGCCAAACCTAGTACTCCATATGTGAGTATGTGGGGTATGAGTAAATCATATGTGGGTATGTGGGGGATGGATAATTCATAGTTGAGTATGTAGTATGTGGATGTGTGGGGTGTGAGTATATCATATGTGAGTAAATCACGGGTGAGTGGGTAATTGAGGGACAGGTAAGATTGGGGTAAATCACAGGTAGAAAGTTCACAGGTGAATAGGTCATATGTGGGTAGTTCAGGGGTATTGAGGGGTGGGGGAATATCAGGAATAATGCGGTGGTAGGGGTAGTTCTTCCTATGAAACGGGGTAGTCCGAGGCCCGTCTCTAGATTTTCTAAGAACTCCAAGACCCCTGAGTTCCGGGTTTTCTAGGAGTTCCGGGTTGTACCTATTTTCCATAGGCTTCTAGCACAGATTCCAGGCATACCCCAAAGCAGGTTTCCCAAGTAGGGTTCTTTCTGGCCTGCTCTACTATTCTCTCACTTTCCCAGACGCAGATCCAGGTAAGGGCCTTTAGCAAAGTGGGCTCCTGGCAAGCTCTTTTAGTTGCTTCGGTTATATTCATTCTTCTTCCTCCTCAGATGGTATATAGGTCACTCACAACATACTCCTTTGCCTACTAAGTCAACATTCTTGAAGTATCTGACTATGAGGTCTTCAGATTTGAAGTTTATCTTAGTTTGGGTGCTGCTAGGGTAGGGGTAAAATAGTCTCCAAGTCTTAGACCTTTCAAAGAAGCATATACTGTATGTTAATCTGTCAGTTACTACTATAAGGTGGGGAACTCCTCTTGCAGAGATTCTGCTTCTGCAGCTGTAGGCATAAGGTTGAAGTTTTCCTGCCAGCTCTCTCAGATGGTTGGGGATATGAGATGGCTTCCTGCATTTCATTCTTCTTCCTCCTTTCTGGTGAAGCCTACTCTTATAGGCTCAGTTATTTGACCGATAGGGATATCTTTAAGAACATCCATCATTCCCCGATAGTGCCAACACTTGTTAGGAGCTCTGAAGCCATAGCAAGTACAGTAGATAGTTCCATCTGGGGAAAGGATAACATAGTGCTTTGTCCCTGGAGAGGATTCACTCTCAAAGATTCCCAGAAGCCTTCCCTTACCCATAGGTGGGATTAGGGTGATTTCTGTTGGGATGGGGTCCGAAAGAGGCTCGCTCTTATAAGTACCATCAGGCCCTTTGGTTAACTTAAAGACATAGGCTCCAATGGGAATAAGGCGAGCCTCTTCCTCTTCAGACATTACAGCCTCTTTCTGCGTATCATCTCAGGAGTGATAGCAGGGCACCTATCATCTTTTATGAGGTAGTTACCATCTGAGCATAAGGTCTCTCCAAGTAAGATACAGTAAGCACGACCTACGAGTAGATAGCATCTATCCTCACAGTCACAGAATTTTGATAGGTCAGGAAGCCAGATTTTAGCAGGATACTCCTTCATATTAGGAGCCCTCTATATAGGCCTTCATCTTCTGGAGTCCTTCTATTATGTCGTCTAGGCACTCCGGAGGGAAGTTAACAGCTTTTCCAAACTGCCAGTCCTCTTGGGTTTCATCTTCCTTGTAGAAGTTTTGTAACCCATAGAGTTCCTTACCTTTATAGAAGTTCCTTTGGACTCTGACTTGCTTTAGGTAGCCAGTATCCACCTCTGTGAAGATAACAGGCTGGGCTTTGAGGGCCTCTCTGGCTTGTGCTTCAGAGACACCTACCGGGAGCTCAATCTTTACTGGCTCTTCTGGCATCGGCTTCCTCCCGGGCTAAGGCTTCCTTGTAGTACTTATCGTACTCGGGGCCGTGGGAAGCCTTAAGTAGCTTGATGGCGGACTGGTGGGCTCTGCTTCTTATCTGGTCCTTCTCTTTGGCTTCCTCAGCCTTCTTGCCCATTTGGATATATTCTTCATCTGTCAGTGGCAAGGTTTTTACCTCCTTTTCTAAAATGTGTGAGGGGCCCCCAATTAAGGGGCCCCTCATCCCAGGCTGGGAGATGGTTACACAGTGACGCCGGCGGCCGTGACTTTTCTGTACTCTTCGGCGTAGTACTTATCGTACTCAGCCTTATGGGCATCACGAAGATGGCCCAGAGCCTTTCGAGTGGCCTCGTCTCTCTGCTTGGTGGCTACCCGCTGGTTCTCCCAGGAAGCATAGGACTTATTGAATGCTTCGGGGGTAACGCCGGGTGGCAGAGTGATAGTAACCTGGTTACTTTTCGGATCTCCTTCAGGCATAGTTCCTCCTTTCTTTATAAGAGCCTTTCACCTCTCAAGTCCTCACTAAAACTAAGGAAGGTTGATAGACAATAATGGGCTGTTCGGCCTTCTCAAGGTAGGCCTTGTAGAGAGTTTCTACAAGGGTCCGGAAAGGTATTCCAGTCTCCTTGGAGAGGTCGTCTGCCTCTTGGACTATCTCCTGGGGTATTAGATTTTTCATCGTATTTAATTGTATCATAGGCGATTTTATTTGTCAACCGTTTTTGGTGATTTTAGCAAATTTTCCTTACAGGTGAAAAAAGCCACCTCAACTTGCCACAGAGCTCCATCCCTCAAGTAGAATAGCATCCCCTACTATACCCCAGCTACAGATAGTGCTGGTAGCTTGGTTAAGGGGAAGGTCCAAGGGTTTTCCATCCTCATTAACAACTAGGTATCTGCTGAGACCTAATCTTAGAATCTCTATGTAGCCTCCTACTATTCCTTGGGCCTCCTTTAAGGTAGGCTGATGGTCAAGCTCTTTCTGGGTTCCATCAATCTTTAGTACAGTAGCCTTCTTCACTGGGTATTCTCCCTTCCTTCTACCTTTCATCGCCATCTCCCTCCTTTCTTCCTACTATTAGGTTTCTGAAGGTTCCAATGTCTTCTTGGTGGTATCTTGCCTTGCAGTTATAACCCGAGAGCTGAAGCCTAGCTCCGCTTATCTTTAGAGAGTTTTCACCCCATTGTTGTATCTTGAGTGTCTCTCCGTTTATGAGCTCAAGCTCGACTATCTCATCTTTAAAGTCTATATTTATATTCATTTTGGTTACCTGTTATACCAAACTATGTGGGTCCAACTCTTGTCAATGGTGCCATTATGAACCATAGAAGGAGAAATACAGATATATGGGTCCTTCAGTTCGTGGGTTGCTGTGGCATAACGGCCGTGGCCATCATCATCTATGAAGCCTCCTATTTCCACACAGTGGATAAACTGCTCCATAGTCATATGTTCAGGCCCATCTGGTAAAGGACCCAGAATCTCATCAGGGATGAAGATAAGGTGTCCATAAGGATACTGCCTATCTGGAGCTAGGAGCCTCATTTGTTGGGGAGTCATATAAGATGCTTTGGATTTCAAGGCCTCCAGCATGGCATTGGCACCTTCCTCATAAGCCTCGGCTTTGTGTACTGTTATAGGCTTCGTTGCTCCTTGGGCTTCCCAGTCGTGCCAATCCTTCCAGCCGTAGGGGCTCCACCAATTTTCTGGCCTCCAGTTTCTTCTGGGGCCATCTTTTATTCCTTCTGCCATTCTTACCTCCTTTAATCTACTACATCTTGGAATATATTTCTAATTTTGCCTGCATCGGACAGAACGAAGACTACAAAGTTCCCAGAGGGTGTTAGGTAGGTTTCTTTGGAGTAGACACCCATTTGTTCCTTTCCTATAAGAGCCCACTTGTGGTTGGATATAAACCAGTCTAGGTCTTCATAAGTTTTCATCTCTCTTACTGAGGCTCTAGGTCCAAACTTTGCTTTCATCTTAGGCCTCCTTTAAAGTCCCAATTGTAACTCCAGAGATAGTCAAAGTCCCCAAACTCATGCTCCTCCCACTTTCTGGGGTCTCCACAGTTATCATTACCGCAGTGACAAGTAATAGGATGCCTTACTGTCCTTGGGTGAAAGCACCAAAGGTTACCACAGTACCCACATCTAACTACTACACCAGGATTATTAGAGTGAAGGCTCCTTAACCTTAATTCTTCATTCCCTGCAAATGGCATTATAAAGTTAAAGATAGCTCTCAGCTCTTCCAGGTTTCCTTCCTTGTTCATCTTAGGCCTCCAAGGACTGTGTCTCTGACTGTCTGTTCTTGGTAATAGGCTGAGGATGCTTCGTGCTTCCTCTCAAGAATCTCATCCAGAATAGCATCAATAGATTCTCCAACTATTGGTAGAAGTATCTGGACAGCATTTTTCTGTCCAATTCTATGGAGTCTGTCTTCTGCTTGTTGGTTGGTAGGGGAGTTCCACCATCTATCTGCTATTAGGCAGTTAGAAGCAGCAGTCAAAGTTACTCCCTCTCCCATAGCGTGGATTGTCCCAAGACAAACCCTAATCTCATCCTCATTCTGGAATTTCTTGACTGCATCTATTCTCTTGTCTGGATGAACCCTACCAGTAATAACTACATGGGGGATAGTATCCCCTAACTTGCGTGAGAGTAAGTCAATATACCTCTCAAAGCAAGAGAAGATTACTAGCTTCTCCCCACTTCCTCCCATATGCTCTCCCACTCCTTTAATCATTCCTTCTATAGTATCCATAATAAAGTCAGTTTTAGCAGATGAGGTTGAGATACCAAGGATATTGGGGTCAAGGTTCATCTGTCTGAGTCGGGTTAGGGTAGTTAAGACATTGGTGGACCATAAGGGCTCTCCGGTGTCAAGAAGGACCTTAAGTTCACTCTCCATTTGGTTATAGACCTTTCTTTGGTCAGGTCTCATCTCCAGCGTTGTTCTTCTATAATACTTCTCGGGGAGGAAGGGTAGAACTTCTTTCTTTGTCCTTCTGATTATAAAGGATGAAGTTTCTTCTCTAAGGCCTGAAAGGTTCCTGGTTCCATAGATATAAGCTCCATACCTACCTTCTGACCACATACAGTACTTATACATAAAGTGCCTCCAAGGATTTATGCTCCTTGGGTACTTGTCTGACCTAACACAGGAGAGTGGTACATAAAGGTCATTTGGATAGTTCATAATTGGGGAACCAGATAGGCCTAGGACAACAGCGTTTTGGTGCTGGTTTAAGAAGTTCCAGACCCCTCCTTCTCTTTCCCGGGAAACGGAGAAGGCATCTGTGGCTTTCTTTACTTTGCCTTCCACCATAATAGTCCGAGGGTTTCTGAGCTTGTGGATCTCATCAAAGATGATGATGTCAAAAGGAAGGTAAGAAAGCATCTCTAAGATGAAAGGACTCCGGAGGGACTCATAGTTTAGTATTCTATACTTTTGGTTCTTCTTGAAGGATTGGATTATTGCTCCTCCCTTCATAACAGAGTCCCCTCCGCAGACAGCACAGTTCCCTGGGCCTATCCAATCAGTCACTTGCCTTTCCCATTCTAATCTCAGTGAGTTAGGACAAATGATAAGAGGTAGGTTAAAGCCTCCTTTTTCCACAACCCAGATAGCCTCTGGAGTCTTGCCTACACCCATCTCTGAGAAGTTCAGTGCACTTCCCAAAGATATAAGGGTTTCGGCATCTTCCTTCTGGTACTTGTATAGGTCATCCGGTAACTTAAACTTTGGCATTCTTTACCTTCTTTGGAGTATCCAGAAGGAACTCATAGGTTGCAACCAGATTTGGGTCAACTGTTATCTTGACTTCTAGGAGCCTAGTTTTGTAGACTCCCGGTTTTAGAGGTTTCTTTCTGGGCTTTAAGAATCTCCACATCTTAGCAGTCCAATTCAACCCATTGGGTTTCAGCGCTGCCTGGTGGAGTGTAGTCAACATAGGCAACTGCTTCCAAGAGATAAACCCTCTTACCTGATAGCCTTGCTAACCTCTCTGCCTCATTTCTAGCATCGGCTTCGGTATCGTGCTTGATTCTAGGAAACTGCTCCCCTCGGACATGGCACATCATATAGCCATCTTCTGCTTCTTCCTCTACTATTTGGATACCTGTTAGATTTGAGACATCACAAGGCTTGACTAGAGTCTTCTCGGACATCCAGTAGCCATCTGACTTTCCATCAAAGCAGAAGCAGAAGATGTCTGTTGCACGAAGGGGTTTCTTTCTCCCCAAGCCAGACCTAATATAGCGGACTGTGCCATTAGGTCTTTGGAACATAGTTCCAGGTTCTACTTCTCTGAGCTCTTTAACCAAAATTTTACCTCCTTCTATTTTCTCCTTTGGGAGAAGTTTGTCTATTCTTATTCTCCTTACTCCTTGGAATGAAACTGTGTCCAGGCGGAAATAAATTCTCCGGCCTATAAGGGCTGGAATTGAGCCTCCTATATGCACTGTGAATTCTGGGCCCCAAGTTAACTCAGTGCCAATTGCTGCCTCAAGTTGCTCTATGGGAGTTGGAAACCCAGGAGGAGTTGGGAGTACTAGGGAAAAGCCCTTATATAACTTTGAGATAGTATTGCACCCAAAGTAGAAAGGCTCAACCTCAATTTCCATCTTTATGTAAGGGCCGTAGTTTTGGCTTTCCTGCCAGAAAGCATGAGTTATCACTCCGGAGTTTGGCCAATTATAGTTTGGCATGTTGCCTCCTTAGTTCCTCTCTTTCTTCTGGCGATAGTTTTTCTATAAATCCAATAATCTCTTTCTCCTTTCTTTCAGATTCTTCTTGCCTCTTATAGCAGAGGCGTTCTTCTTCAACAGCGTGTTGGTGAGAAATCTTTCTTGCTTGCTCTATGACACACCTTGGTTCGTGCTTCTCCCATTCTCCATTTGGATGGGTTATCTTGACTGTGCCGCAGAGGCAATCATACTGAATATCCCCATTAGCCTTCTGGGTTCTTTTAAACCAATGGTGCTGTAGAGTTCCAGATCCACAATAGTCAATAAAGGTATCTTCCTGGACTGGAGTTTCGTCTATGAGTAGTTCAAGGAAATCTGCCTCTGAGATTGAGGGGATACCTAATGAGGTAGCTCTGAAAAGCTTGCTTCCAGGTTTCTCTCCTACCACAAGGTAGTCCGTGCTCCTGGAAACGTCAGAGCCAGCAATCCCTCCAGCTCCCTCAACCATTCTTTGGAATTCGTGGCGAGGCTTGGAGATCTTGCCAGTAAATACTATGACCTTACCCTTGATGCTCATTCTTTCCAATCCTCGTGAGGTCCATAAACTTTTATACCCATATCCTCAAATCCTGGGTAGAGACCTTTATAGTCATCAACTATAATATCTCCTGGTTGGGGTTTGAATTTCCCATCAAGCTTGGAGCCCACAAAGTAATGCAAAGTATCTGGGAGTACCTTCTTAGCTACTCGCCTAGCATAATCTCGGCCCCCTCCAGACCATATTACTATATTCCCCTTGAAGGTCTTTAGCTTATCTATCAATTTCTGGTTAGGAGTATAAGGCTCACCATATATATCACCCCAATGGTGGGTACCCCCAGTTTCATAGATTATGAGGGTATCATCCACATCAACAAATACTGTTCTCATTTAAGCCTCTTTTGGTATGGGGACGTAATTAGAGAACTCTTCAAACCTATAGGTTCGGTCATTCCCCATTATATAGACATCCCCCTCTAGAACCTCTATAATCCATCTTTGGCCTGTCTCTATATGGGTTGCCCAATAGTTCCCTTCTTTAGGATTTTCCATTCTTTTCCTCCCTCATAAGCCAAAAAGGAAGGCCTTGGGTTTTTCCACCCTTTGGTGGGCCCCCTTTAGATACTCTCTTTAGCTCCTCTATAACCATACTTATCTTTACATTCCAGCAGTCTATTAGGAACTCTAGTTTACACTTTCTACAGACGAAGTAAGTAGGATTCTCAGGATTCCACCAAAGTGAGCCAGGATTGTCTAAGTAGGCAGCACAAGAAGGACATTTAAGTCCAGATGCCCCTATGACATTATATTTCTCTTTAAAGACTCTTAGTTCATCCTGCCTAAGGGTTCTATCTACTAGACTTGGATCCTCCTGAACCTTCTTTAGAAAGTCTAACATCCCACTCATTTGTTCCACAACTCCTGGAATTGCAGGGCCTTGCCTACAAATACTTTATCTGATACTCTTTGCTTAAACCTTACTTGCATAAAGTTGGCAGTATCCCCTTCTCCCCAAAATAGAACTTCTTTAACTACTTCCCTTATAAGGTTCCAGTGGATATTCCTACGGAGAGCTACCTGTAGGAATTGGAAAGCAAGTCTCTGGGACCTGGATAAGGTAGATACATCAAGCTGGTCTGGCTTCTCTGTTATCTCAGCAAGGTGCTCTATAGCCACAAAGTCGGCCTGGTTACATTGCCCTACTATCCTTCCCTTTCTCATTCCTTGGCCTCCATAATTAGAGTCTTTAAGGTTAGAGGTTTTCCCTGTTTATCTTTAGGAAAGATAATAGGGCATCTAGGGTTACGGCATCTAAGCTTATGTTCCCTATTCTGTATCTTGAGTTTCTTCTTGCACTTCGGACACTTGGGCATTTTGCTCCTTTAATACTGCTGCTATAGCTTCCTCAGGAGTAGCTTCAGGATACTCCGCTCTATATTCCTTGATTCTATTAAAGAGAGTAACCTTGTCTTTCCTTCTTTGGTCAGCAGCTTTCTTTTTATCAGAGAGGTTATACCTCAGGGAGGACTCTTGGCCTTTATCAGACTCATAATATTTCTGCCTAGCTTTCCTTCCCTTATCTGATTGATTATATCTCTTATTCTTCTCCTTACCTTTCTCGGACCTCTCATAGTTCCTACGATTCCTTTCAATCTTGGCATAGGAGTCCTCTGGGGGGATGGTATGTGGTTCAGTCATAGTATACATTATAACAAACGTAAATGCCTTTGTCAACTCACAGGTGATTGGTTCATATATGATTTAATTGAATATGATTATTGAATTGCGTTTGCGTTTGATTTATAATATAATGTAGTATTGACATTATGGCAACTTCTTACCCTAAGACTGAACAGGCATTGAAAGCGGCAATGAAAGTTGCTCAGCGGGAACTTCCTGACGAGAAACTCAAAGTGGATGTTTTGGGGGAGCTTGTTGAGCTGGTAGACAAAGTTGGAGGCAAGAATGGCAGAGAAGACAGCGATTGAGGAATTAAAGACAAAGTATCTAGGAAAGGAGCTTGCTGAGCTTCTAACCCAGCCCACACCTTTTACAGGTGAGGATAGTCCTGTAAGGTATAGAAAAGCAAGAGGTGGTAGTAGGGTAGCTTATGTACCCTCTACCCATTTTATTACACGCCTTAATGACTGCTTTGGGTTCCTTTGGTCCTTTGATAGTAAGGAGCCTCTTAAAGAAGGGGACCAAATAGTTGCCAGGGGTTCCCTTACAGTCCATATACCCCTCTTAAAGAAAAAGACAGTCAAGACATTTATGGAGAATGGAAAAGAAGTAAGAGAGGAATCTCAAGAGTTTGAGATTCTTGATGTAAGGAAAGAGCAGTTTGGCTCCTCTGAGGTAAAGAAATACTCAAAGACAGAGATATCTAAAGACAAGCAAGGAAATACACAGAAAGATGATAAAGGGAATGCTATCATAAAGCACAGAGCAGGGGATGTGATAGACCTTGGGGATGACTATAAAGCTGCCGCCACAGATTCTTTAAAGAAATGTGCAACCCACTTTGGTATATATCTTGATGTTTACCGAAGTTCGGATAAGGAGGATGGTGGAGGTAAGAAAGGCCAGCTAGAAGGAAGCCATTTAGAAGTATTCTATGATAGAGCCAAGGATGCTGGTATGGATAGAGAGGCAGCAGATAAATGGGCAAAAGAGCAAATAGGTAAACCTAAAGATGAATGGGAAGCTGTAGACCTAATGGGCCTAGTTCCTTCCCTAATTAAATTAGCAGCAGAAAAGGAGAAGTCAGATGCCTGAGTTAGTATGTAGCTTCTTGATTGCCATCCCTATAAGCTACCTTGCTGTAACAAGCCTTATATGGTTCCTAGAAAGGAAATACTCTTGGTGGTTTTACTTTACTCATCCAAAGGCCCAAGCTCTCGGAACTTTCTACAATGAGGATAAAGTAGAGAAGGAGAACAAGGGGGAGTAACTCAATGGTAGAGTGCTTGTCTTATATGCAAGTAGTTGTGGGTTCAAGTCCTACCTCCCCTATAATCCTCCTGGGCCCTCCAGTGCTGGGACTTAGTGTTCCAAGTAGGTACGAGGAAAGGAAACGAATGTCTGGCTCAAAGGAGTCGTGTGCTAGTCGTACAGAAGGACAAGAAGAATTCCAGGAGGGCCTGTTTAGTTTGGCTGACATCCGGGAAACCGGTTTTAGTGAAGTTGGGGGGAACCAGCCACCTATGTGTTTGACTGGAACAGAATGCTGAGAAAAAAGGAGGACATTGTATTGCCAGGAAAAAGTGAAGAAGTACCAAAAGAAGTAGTCCGCCCAGGGGATAGACCAGATGAAGTCGTAATTGACTTCTCTGGAGTCCGCCCGTTTGAGCCTATGGACTCAAGCCGGCAATTCCTATGCACCGTTACTAAACTGGAGAATGGCAAAGGTCCATCCGGCCCCAAGTCCCATCTCGAGATGACCATCCAAAGCCCGGAGGAAGTTCCTGTTGAGGAATGGATTCCTGACGAGTCCGCTGAGGGCGGTATGGTCAAGGTCGGGATGAAGGAAGAGAATGGCCAGCCGGTTATGACCAAAGCCAAGGGCAGGATCCTCTTCCGGGAGCTGTCCCTTCTACCCCAGGCCCTCCCGTTCCTCCACGAGTTCCTTATGGCTGTTGGAGTTCCCAAAGAGAAGCTCGATGAGAACTTCAAATACTTTCCTAAGGAATATTGGGGGCTTCCTCTCTGTGTGAAAATACAGAATGAGGCCTTTGAGGAGCAAATACGGCCCCGGGTCAAGCGAATGCAACTCGCTTCAGCCTATAAGGAATAGGCTCTGACCGGTCCTGGATGTTAGCAGTGGATGGCAGGTGACTTTTGGTCGCATAATTAAATTAGTGCAAAGGCCACAAAACTCCCTGCCATCCACCTTGAACCTTAAAAGTTTAATAGGAGGAGGCCAGCTTAAAGAGGGGTAGTAGATTCTGGCCGTTGACTAGCAAGGAGCTGACTAGTAACAAGTTGTTGTGTGGCAGGAGGGAGTACCCTCCGAAGCCCGAACTTGCTAAACTTGGCTCTATATAGCCTGCGTGAGTAGCTCAGTGAGGCCCCCTCTGTATGTGGATAGCGTCACTGGAAAAGGGCGATATGTTACTGTATGTGGTGACAGAGTAGCAGCACTTGTAGCCCACCTCCTCCTATTAAACTTTTAAGCAATGGGATATATACTTATCTTTCTAGGAATGGCAGTTACCTTAGTAGGTTTAGGAGTCCTTGGGGTATTTGTATGGATAAGGAGGGAAATATGGAGCAGAAAGAATTTAGAATAATGATGCCGTACATTGGAGGTATACTTTCCGATAATCAGTACAAGTTCCTTTCTAAGAGAAATAAGCCTATTGTAACTATGTGGAAGAAAGAGCTCGCCATGGCCGTGGAAATTTGGAACATCCCTAAAGCAGAAGCCTACGAGATAAGGCTAAGGGGCTACTTTAGAGATGAGAGAAGGCCAGATCTTTCTAATCTCCATAAAGTCATTGGAGATGCTCTAAAGAAAACTACTACCCAAGTTGGATTGGGAGTAGATGATAAGTTCTTTAAGTTTACAGATATAGGTTATAGTACAGCCTCTGCAGACCCAGAAATTGAGCTTATAATAGTTCCTAGTGTAATAAAATGTTAACTACAGGAAGCTTTTTGGGTTGGCTCTTACTTCTTTGGCTAGGCTTCTGTATAGTTAATACTTTCAGAAGGAGAAGTAAGGGACTCTTAAAGTTAGGTCTTAAAGAGTGGCTACGAGGCTTTGTCTTCATCTTTGGCTTTATCTGGCTAATGCTCCTCTTTATGTTAGGAATATTCTTAGTTGTGCCTTTAGTTGAGTTTATGGATAGGTTTGTTCTATCTGACTGGCTAAAGTTCTCTGTCCCTTGGGCTTACCTTTGGGGAATCATAGCTTCCTTCTCTTATGGACTTGTGAAGCTCTGGAGCTGGAAGCCGAAATACACAGAGTTAGAGGAAGCTATTCTCCTAGAAGAAAGGATCCAACATAAGAAGAGGCTTGGATGGTTTGGAAGGTTTATAAGAATAAAGGAGGAAGATGGTAACAGCAGTACAACCACAAGTATCCCAAAAGAGTAAGGGGGTAAAAGGCAAAGCAGTTCTTCTCTTATCTGGGGGAGTTGATTCCACCACACTACTCTATGACCTTATTTCCCAGAACTATGAGGTCTATCCTATCTCTTTCTATTATGGGCAAAAGCATGAGATAGAAGTAGGCAATGCTTTAGCATCTTGTACCAAGCTTGGCCTCAATCTTGAGGTAACAAAGCTAGAGGCCTTTAGAGCCTTAGCGCCTTCTGGTCTAACCAGGTGGGAGATAGAGATTCCAAATGGCCAATACACTGATGAGGAAATGAGGAAGACTGTGGTCCCAAATAGAAATATGGTTCTTATAGCACTCTCTACTTCTTATGCTATAGGAATAGGTGCTGGCAAGATCTTCTATGCTGCCCATGGTGGGGACCATGCTATCTATCCAGATTGCCGTCCTGTTTTCCTTATTGCTCTTAACAAAGCTATAAAGCTCTGTGACTATTCTGAGCTATGTTTAGAAGCTCCTTATATGTATTGGAACAAGGCAGATATAGTAAGGAAAGGAATAGAGCTAGGAGTTGATTATTCCCTTACCTGGAGCTGCTATAGAGGCCATTATTATGCCTGTGGGACCTGTGGAACCTGTATAGAGAGATTAGAGGCATTCAAGGCCACAGGATTTAAAGACCCAATAGAATATGCTCAGGACCTAAAAGAAAGGAATGAAAGTTAATGGACCAGGAAAAGATTAGAAAGTTGGCAGCCTTGTTGGGGGAGCCTCCAGAAAGACTCCAAACTGCTTTACAGGCCTTGGATGAAGAAGAGCACCTGTACTTCAACCCAAACGTTTTTAGGGACCTCCATAGAATTGACTGTAAGGGTTTAAGGTCTCTAGTTATTCTAGATATAAGCAGGCTGCGGAGGTAATATGTTAAGCAGCCTTTACTATAAACTCAAGGCCCTATGGGGAAAAGATGTTATGGATGCCTATCTTAAGATTGATAACCCTATAGAGGAAGAGAGTACAAGGGGTAAGAATATAAAGCTACTTCTCCTACAGATAACTCTCGTCTTAGTATCAATGGGAGTAGGAGGCCTATTACATTGGGCCATCTGGGGGTAAGAGTGGATGATAGAAGACTATCGGTAGACCAGAAAAAAGCTCTTAGATGGCTTCGTGAGGAAGTTCAAGGAATAGGTCCTAGAAGAGTTGTAAGGAAAGGTTCTGGAATGAGTGGATTTTTTAAGTTTGTGGCAGTTATCCTGGCACTCATAGGCCTCTTTAAGCTATCCCAAAAAGTCTTTGGTGCCAGTTTTAAGAACAAGGAACTCTACATCCCCAAAGCCTCCAAGGACTTATATATTCCAAGGAAGGGGAGTCTGAAGTGGTAAAGAAGATAAAGGAAAATCCAGTCCCAACTCTTATTATAGGGTCAGTTGTCTTTCTTGTGGGTCAACTAATAGCCTATACAAATGGCCTAGAGAAACTGGCCTTTGCCCTCTTCCTCCTTATGTGTGCTTGTGTTTTTATTATGATTGCCATATCCTGGAGAAGGAGTAGTAGTAAGGAGGAAGAAGGTGGAGAGGAATAGATCTATGGAGAAGGTCTTCGGTACGACCTATGGAATGGATAGAACTATGGCCTTCATTCCAGAGCTTCAAGATTACCTTAGGAAGAGAGGATTCATCTTTACTGTCAGAAAGTATAAGATGACAGATGCCTATGTGATGGTAAAAGGGGTGGGAAAATGCCACAGGATTCCTCTAGGGGAAGTTAAAAGTAGGTTGGACTTAGTTCCTTTTGGTTGGAAAAGTGGATTTGATACAATAGATGACTGGTGGGATAAGATAAGACAGTTCATTCCAGATACCACAGTTCCTATGTATTTGTATTCTGTAACTAAGGAGGCCCAAGAGTGAAGATTTGGAGACCTAAAGATCCAAAAGCAATTGCCTTAATAAAGTTAACTTTATGGGCAGGACTAGTTACCTGGTGTATCTTTACTGTGGTAGCAGGTATTGCCTTTTCTAGACTAACTTCTATCTTACTCCCACAAGTCCTAGGATTAGGTACCTGGGGGACTGTTTGGACTTGGATAGTGGGTATCTGGATTATCTTTGTCTCACTTATGCTCATATGGGCAGTAATGAGATTTGCTAATAAAAAGCTAAGAAGCAAAAAAGAGGACGAGGAAGAGTAACTCAAAGGAATAGACATTGGAAGAAACAAGGGAAGAGATAGTAAAGATAATTTGGTCTGATGGAACAGGTGATATAGAAGGATTTGATACCCTTAACCCTAAGAATATCACTTTCAAGATTACCGACCAGATACTTTCCATTAAATTAGGTCCCCACACCCTAGGGGAAGTAATAGAAAAGTATAAAAAAGGAGGAATAGTTATGCTCAAGCTTGATGAGAGAGACATTAGGGCAGTCGCTACTAGCAGGTTCTTCAGGTTCACTCAAAAGAAGCTGGTAGGTGTCCTTGTAGGATGCTTTGCAGTCTTTGTTGGCCTCTTCTTCCTCTCAGGGAATACAGGAGCACCAATCTGGATAATCTTCTTCCCCCTAGCAGGGATGCTTGCTTATTCAATCTACTGGAATAAGGAGCAAGCAAAGTTTATAGCAGGCTTCCTAGAAGATTGGAGGGAGGAAGGAATAGAGAGTGGAAGTTAATATTTTCCAAGAAATAGAAGATGCCTTTAAGGTCCTTTATTATGGATGGGATGGTGCTGAGCAATTTGATGGCTCAGGGGAAAGATTACAACGTCTCATAGCGGAGATGTGTTGGCCCCGAGGTGTTATTGAGGCAGAAGTCCTTGCCTGTTTTGGTAGAACCTTTGAGGACAAATATGATGAGATGCTGGTGACCAGACCTATAAATGTCTGGACTTTCTGTCCTCACCATATCCTACCTTGTAACTTCCAAGTACACATTGGATATATACCTACTGGTAAAGTTCTTGGCCTCTCCAAGTTTGCTAGAGTTGCAGTAACTATGGGTAAGTGCCCTATTATGCAGGAGCAATACACTAGAGAGCTAGCAGAGGCTGTTTGGAGTAATCTAAATCCTGAGGGTTGTGGGATCTATGTAGTTGGAAGACATGGCTGTATTGGATGCAGAGGAGTAAGCCAGGTCTTGGATGTCTCTACTGCAGTGCTAAAGGGCTCCTTCAAAACAGAACCAGAAGTTCGCCAGGAGTTTTACTGGCATATATCTCAAGGAGGTATGAAGGATTGAAGACCTTGGATGAGGTAAGATATATCTATGAGAAAGCAATGGCACTTATGGAGGAGCGGGAAAAGGACTATGAGGGTTCTTGGAGGGAAGAAGGCCTAGGAAGCTCAGTTCATTCTGCCTATAAAAAAGGTAGTCAAATGAGGACTATGTTTGAAAGTAGTAGGTGGAAAGAAAACATAGATAGATTCAAGGAGGATTGTCTTGATGGTATAAACTACTTTGTATTCTGCTACAGACATCTAGAAAGATTGGAGGAGGGGTGTCAAAAACAGACGGATGGGCCTTAGGTTTAACTATAGCTCTAGGATTCCTAATATGTATAGTCACAAGGTCGGCCTTTGGCCTTATCTGCTTTCTTTGGCTTATGATTGGCTATGTGCTAGCCTACTACATAAATAAAAAAGGAGGTTTTGATTAAACAGTGAGACTTGCATTAGAATGTAGAACAGACATGCTGGAGATGGTCCAGCCCCTTGCTGACTTTGATTGGGTTCTAGCCCACAAGGTCCTGGAGGATGAAACCTATGCTGAGTGGTATAGAAAGTCTGGAAACTTAAAGTTTGTGGACAACTCTGTTAATGAACTTTCTATGCCCTTAAGCGTGGAGCAAATGAAGGAAGCCTTTGATAAGGTAAATGGCACCTATGTAGTTGCTCCTGACTTTCTGGGGGATTCTGGTAAGACCCTAGAGGCTTATAGAGAGTGTGTAAAAATACTCCCTCCAGAGAAGATTGCTAAAGTAGTCCAAGGCAGAAGCTTTGTGGAAGCCTGGGAGTGCTTTCAGGCCTATCCCGCTGGGATTATATGTATCCCTTATGACCTCTGCAGCTCAAGGAATGAGCCTCCCTGGCTCATGGGTCTACGCCGGGCCCTGTTTATCTCCAATATTCCAAAGGACCAGGGGTATCTAATTCATCTATTGGGGTATACTTCACTGGATGAGTTCTTCTGGTATCACGGTAATCCTATGGTAGCTACTATTGATACTGGTATCCCAGTAATGCTCGGCCTGGAAGGAAAGGATATTCTAGATCCTCTGGAATCCAAATCTACTCCAACTTTCAATAGAATGGAGAAATTGGAACTAGACCAGAAAGCCTGGGTCCGGATAGTCCTTAACATTGCTCTACTGAGGAGAAACCTTCCGTGAAGAAAGCCCTCCTCTTTCTAGTAATCTGTTCTGTCCTAATTATAGTAGTAATGAGAGGAGGGTGCTCTTGCCTTAGTGGTATCTAAAAAGTAAATTAGGAGGAATACCTTGGAACAATCATTAGAGGAACTGTATGGACTACAGAAAAAAGAAGTGGAACTTGAAAGGAGACTCACACCCAGCGGGAAGGCATTGGAGGTTTTTCCTACTCCTGGCCCAGTTCTGGTCAATATTGAGTTTCCGGAGTTTACCTGTCTTTGTCCTAGAACTTCTCAACCTGACTTTGCCAACTTCAACATCAAGTATATCCCAGAAAAAGTCTGTGTGGAACTTAAGAGCCTGAAGTTCTATCTCAACTCTTTCCGCAGCGAGGGACACTTCCACGAGGCTGTTACCTTTCAGATTGAGAGGGATTTGAGAAGTGTGCTAGAGCCTCGGAAGCTTACTGTTACTGGCGAGTTTAATGTGAGAGGAGGAACCTACCCAACTATCTTTGCTGGGGACTTTCCTGTTGGGGATGAATAGATGCTAAGCAAGCTAACTGTTGAGAGCAGGTATATGCTCGTTACTACGGAGGCCCAGGCCAGAGAGCTTGTTAAGATGGCAGAGACTCCTGAGGCTCTTAAAGGTATGCTCATCTTTATAGACAGCAACCTGATAGTATCCAGTAGGCACTCCTTCAAGCTTACATTAGGTCTGGTCTACCTTATTTGCCAGAATAGAAAATGGGATTTTGGTATTGTTATAGTAAAGAATCCTGAGACCAAACTAGATAAGAGGATTGACAGGCAACTTACTCACTCCTCTAGAATTGTTAGCAAGGAGTGGCCTGGAGAGTTTCTCAAAGATGGACCTGGATAAAGAACAACAAGCGGTAGTTGACTACAATGGCAGTGCTCTTTGCATTGCCGGTCCTGGTAGCGGTAAGACAAGAGTCCTGACAGAGAAAGCAAGGAAGATCTTTAACTCTCCTGAGAATATACTCTGTCTTACTTTTACCAGAGGAGCAGCAAGGGAAATGCAAAATAGGATACCTGGGATTCCAGCATCTACTATTCATAGCTATTGCTGTGGATTAGTGGGATGGAAGGAATCCTGGGGTTATCCTGGACTTCTTTGGAGAACCTTGATGGAAGAAGATAGACCTAAGTTTGATTGGATTGCTCTAGATGAGGTTCAGGACCTTAATCCCGAAGAGATGGATGTAGCACTTTCCCTAGTAGGAAGTAACATCTTTGCAGTAGGAGACCCATACCAGTCCATATATGGATTCCAAGGAGCAATGGGGCCTCAAGTTATTACCTTGTTCAAGAAGATGGGATGTGAGGAAATCAACCTCCATAATAACTATCGTTCCTGTCCAGAGATTGTAGAGAAGCTGAATAAAATCTTTGGAAGAAACCTAGTTAGTAGGGAAGTTAGAGACACAGGACTAACTGCTATTCTCTGCAGAACCAATGATGATGTTTTCCAAGTCTCAAAGTACCTACTATCAGTCAGTATTCCTCATACCCTAAGGTTGTCTGTAGAGTATGGAGACAACAAGGAGAAAACTTACCTGGGGGAAAGCAGTTTAAGAGTAATGACCTGCCACCAATCCAAAGGCCTTGAGTTTAACAAGGTTATTCTCTACAACTGGTTTCCCAATATAGACCAAGAGGAAGAAATCAGGGTTTACTATGTTGCTATAGCAAGGGCCTCAAAAGAATTTAAAGAGGTCTTTAGCTTAGAAGATTTAAGAAAGGAGGTAGAAATTGCCAAATAAGGAAGAAACCTATACCCACATAACCAAGTGCTCTAATTGTGGTTGGGTCCAGAAAGATCTGGCCATACCCAAAGGGACCAGAATATATGACTATATAAGAGACCTAGTCTGCCCCAATTGTGGATGCTTTGTGAGTGGGAGGAAGCCAGAGTAATTAGCTTAGAAGACTTAAGAAAGGAGGTAGCAATCAATGTTCCATGCTAGAAAGGACTACCAAGAAAGGATTCAGGACTCTGCCAACCTAATACCAGCAGAGGAACCTGTTTTCCTTATCAGAGCACAAGACAAAATAGCACCAATGATTGTCTGGTTCTGGGCAGACCAAGCTGAGGCTAACGGCGCTGCAGAGAACATAGTAGAAGCTGCCAGGATCCAAGTTGAAGCTATGAAAGCATGGCAGGAGGCTCACGGAAGTAAGGTTCCTGATATGCCGGAGGAAGATTAGATGAAGGGAAGGAGGATTAAAAGGCTACCTCCTATTGAGCTACATAATGCGAGGAAGGATTGTGAGCCAATGTTGGGAAGGTGTTTTAGCTGTAATAGCTTAGAGCGTGGGTGCCATACTTTTCTACTTCAAGAATTAGGTCCCACACTCCAAAGGAAGGCCAAGGCACAAAGAGTGGAGGGCAGTAGACTCTATATCTGTCCTTCGTGTGAGTTTTAGTTATGAAGATTTGGGTACCACCGGAAAGTCCTGCAAGGCGGATCTGCACGTCTGTTACCTCCCGGTCCCATAAGGGTAGGGCACGTCTCTACAAGGCGTTTAATTGGGGAGTAAGCACAACTCCTGGTGCTGAAGTACCTAGCAATGCTCTAGGCAGGTACCCAAATTTGTTTTCTCCTCTCTTTGGTATTGGCGGCGCTGAGTACCAGCGCCGCCTGGGGGTATAAGAATGAATATCTTTAAGATACATCAGGGTTACAGAACACTTGGAGTAAGTTATGGATTGCCCGTCTACTACATAGACTGTGGAGTCGGGATGAATCTTACTCCTGCTGAGACGGCCAAGAGGCTTTTTGCCTTAGGCTGCCAAAGAGGTGATTGGGTAGTAATTAGAGGGGACCCAGTAGGAGAAAGAGGTATGGGGGCCTTTGTCCAAGGGAGCAAAAGCGGCCAGATTGGTTTGAAGATTGAGATTGAGGATAATGGCTCCTTTGGAACTCCAGGATGGTTCCCTTCAGTTGATAGATGGATTATCTGGTACAAGGAAGATTCCAAGTTCAACTACCATGCTATGAGACCCAGGCAAGATATGCTTATCTATAAGGGTAATGATGTTCTTGGCTTCCTCACTGCTACTAAGGATGTCCAAGCATTACTTGCACTTATAGTTCCAAACAGACAAGAGGTCTGGGATCTAGTAAAAGGTAAGGGGATTAGAGTCTATGAAGCAGGACGAGCAGAAAATAGTTAAGATAACAGCTGAGTGGGGTAATGGAAAGAGGTATACCATAGAAGAACCAGAGGTTACCCAACTTCTAAGAGCCGGGGAGAACAGCGCCATCCAAGGCTATCTGCTACTTGCCTTTGCCCTCAACCTAGCAAGTGGCTTTTCTTGGAGAGAAGTTAGATAATGCTAAAAATAGCTGAGGCCCTTCTTAATTTCCATCTCTATATAGTGGCTTCTCTTATATTATTTGATATCTGGTATTCTAATCTATGGGAGAGGATTCTTAGATGTTAGCAACTATGCTAAAAGAGGCAGTTAAATCCCGAGGGAAGATTCCTCGGCCTGACAGAGAACCTGGTATAAGTTGCTCTGCTCTGTTCCCTTGTCCTTATAGGCTTTATCTGGTCCATACTGAGAAATACTGGGACGAGGATCTATCAGGCCCAGAGCTTATGAACCTTGAGGATGGATGGGACCAGGAAGAACAGTCAGTAAGGAGATTAAAGGAAGAACTCGGAGTTACTGTAAAGAACAGACAAGCAAGGGTGAATGTTGGAAAGTCCTGTATTCCTGGCCAAATAGATGGAGAGGTAAATGTTATAGAGAGAATGCTTTGGGAACACAAAGCTTGGGCAAGCTATAGATTTGAAAACTTCCGGTCTAGAGGCTTAGCATGGTTCCAGGGGGAGAGATGCCAAGTAAATGCCTATATGCTAGGAAGGGGCTTGGAAAGGTGTGAGTTCTTTGTTAAGAAGAAGGAGCACAATGACTATCACAGTATTGTAGTACCTCTGGAAAGAAACTTTATACTTCCCATAATAGGCTGGGCAGATAAGATACGAATGGAAGGATGGGTTCCAAAACCCAAAGAGATATCATTGTGTGCCCACTGTGGAGTAAACTGCTTTGGTCAGGTTCTTGACTTTTCTGGCCTAAAATCCATCTCCGCTGAAGAAGTAGTTGAGAAGTGGAAAACAGGGGACAAGTATGTTAAAGTAGGAGAGATGTTAAAGGATGAGGCAAGGTTTGTCTTAACAGGCCAGATAAAAGTTAGAGATAAGTATATCAAGGAAGAGCCAGGCCTAATAGGAGATAAGGAGGTACTCATAGTCGAGGGGCTTAAAGTCTTAAGAGGAACCTCAACTAGATTTGATATAGACAAGGGCTTAGTTATAAAATACTTTGGGCCTGAGGGCCTTATGAAGGTCGGTAAAGAGAAACCTATAGTTAGTTTTAGAATACAGGAGGTTAGCTAATGGAACAAAATGTCTGTATCGTGTGTGAGGAAGAAGGGAAGCCTGGCATGGACTTGTCAGAATGGATAGAAGGGGATGAGGAAGTACCCTTTGCTTGCAATGAGTGCATTGCTCTATCCGTTGTTGATGAGTTGGAGAGTCGGATAAAGAAACCTTGGTGGAGGACTAAATTCAATTGGGGATTCTGGGTCCTGCTTGGAGGCTTTATCCTCTTCCTAGTAACCTGGTTTATAATCAAACCCAGATTCTTCCCGGGGGCACCATAATGCCTTTAGTAACGAGTGAGTGGAAACGTCTGATTTGGGATGACTTCTTAAAGAAGGTATTAAAAGGCATAGGGTACTTCCTGCTAGTCCCAGCCTCACTATGCCTGTTAACACTCGCTGGGGCAGTCTTTTTATCCATAACCTTTCTACTTGGAGCCTTGTGGATTCTAAGCCTTGGCCACATAACTCTAATAAGAGTCTGGATAAGAATCTTAGATGTAGAGGTAATGAAGTTCTGGAAAGGAGATGTTGGGAAGTTTTTTAGAAAAGTGTACTTTGGAGAGTTAAATGATAATAGCAAAGAAAGCTAGGTTTGATGCCGCCCATTACATCCCAAACTACCCAGGTCCTTGCTCCCAGCTCCATGGGCATAGCTGGGAGGTAGAAGTCGCTATTGAAGGAGAAGTGATAGAGGACACTGGAATGATAGTAGATTTTTCCAAGCTCAGTTCCTGGCTGGAAGATGAGGTAATAAGTGTCTTTGACCATACCTACCTTAATGGCAAGTTTGATAATCCCACAGCAGAGACCTTAGCCCTTTGGATAGAGGCAGTCTTTGCTTCCAACTACTACCTCATCTCCGCTGATATAAAACTTGCTTGGATAAAAGTGTGGGAAACTCCAACTTCTATGGTTATGCTTAAGGGAAGATAATGTTTGGGTTATCCCTTCCTAAGTACTACCACGAGGAATGTGGAGGCTTAATAAGCATCCTTAGAAGAAAATGCAAAAAATGTGGAAAGACATGGGGGCCCAAAGTCTGGGTTCAATATCCTACCCCCTGGGATATGTATTTGTCCAAGGGGAAGAGTAAGTTTAGACTAAAAAGAAGGATAACATCTTATGCTAAGTGGGCTGACAAGTACCCATCAGTGGCGGGCTTTGCAGGCAGGCTTCCAAACTGGCCTAGATGGGCTAGGATCCTTACTGCTGTTGGTGTACTTGCAGTCCTGGGATTTATTTCTTATTTACTTTGGGGGTTTATTCGTTGGATACGGTCGTAGAAAAGACACACAGACCAAAGCTATTAAAATCTATTACAGAAGAAGTAAGGACAGGATGTGGTCATCTCTACATAATAATGGGATACAACCACGAAGGGTTACTAATAGAAATCTTTATAAACTTAGGAAAGGCAGGAGGCTGTTCCCACTGCCAACTTGAGGCACTTTCTAGATCTATCTCTCTAGGATTAAAGTACGGAGTCCCTATGGATGCCTTTAAGAAACAACTGCTGGGATTATCCTGCCCAAAGTCTGTATCCTTCCCTAAGGAGGATAGAGTCCTAAGTTGTGCCGATGGAGTAGCAAAGGTCCTTGCTAAATTTCCTGAAAGACTAGCAGAGGTAAAAGACAATGGACACTATTAAGAATGAGGGAAAGACCTGGCACATAGGTTGCGGAGGAGAGGTTGTTAGGGGTATCTGTATCAAGTGCGGGCAGAAGAAAAAAAGTTTTATGTCCCGCATTATAGGGGAAGGTCCTCTCATAATCAGGGACAAGGATGAGAGTGAGAAAAGAAGGAGAGACCATCGAGATAGAATAAGAAGCAGGAGGGATATATTCAAGGAATGACTAAGATATCTTTTGACCTAGACGGAGTTATAACTGATGCTGAGAAGTGGTTCTTCAGCACACTAGATGCTCTAAGAAGAACTCACAATGGTGAGCACATCCAAGAGATAGAGCTGATGTACTATGCTACAAGGCAAGTTAGGTACAACCCCTACCAGTTTATGTCTAGTTCAGACATAGGTTACATAATAACAGCAAGGAAACCTATAGCTAGACAAATAACAGAAGGGTGGCTACTCCAACACTCCATACACCTTGAGGTTGTCTATGTGGACTCCAACAATGATATAGATTGGGAAAACTATGAGGAGGCTTCATATGAATCTGGAATAAGGAAGACACAGGTTCTAGGCTCCAAGGGAATTACGGTCCACTTTGACAACAATCCTTTTATAGTAAAGAAGATGAGGGATAGGATGCCCTCAGCAACTATTATACAAGTAGGGGCAGAGCCCTTGCTACGGAGGTAAGATGGACCTAACAATAAATGAGATTTTCTATAGTATCCAGGGGGAAGGAGTCCACGCTGGGCTTCCAATGGCATTCATAAGATTCCAGGGATGTAATATGCTACCCCCTTGTGCCTGGTGTGATACTGCCTATGCCCAAAAGCCTATAAGTGGGCACAAGATGAGCATAGAAGAAGTAATAGCTAGAATAGGGATATATAATCCTTCTCTTAAATCTTGGGTATGTATCACTGGAGGTGAGCCCCTCTGGCAGTGGGATGGTTTAGAAGCTTTATTAAGGGAACTTAACAAGTACAACTTCTTCATAACAGTTGAGACTAATGGATCTGTTCCCAAGCCAGGCTGGTATGGGTTTGCTACCTCCTGGAGTATAGATATAAAGTGCCCCTCTTCTGGTGTCTGTGGTACCTCTAGAGAAGAATGGTTTGAAACCAGAGTTACTGACCAAGTAAAGTTTGTGGTAGGAAATACTGAGGACCTAGCCTTTGCTAGGTCTATGATACTAAGACACAGAGCAGACAACCCCGAGGTCTTGGTTTCCCCAGTAATTAACCTAGATGATAGATTCCCTTCAATAATGTGGGAAGAAGCAAGGCCTTGGCTAAACGAGGTTGTGGAGTTCTGTAAAGATATGAAGGTCAGATACTCTCTCCAGCTACACAAAGTAATCTGGGGGAATAAAAAAGGAGTATAATGGTCCCAAAGTGTTCTAACTGTTTTTGGGCTCAGTCTAGCGGTCCCCATAATGGATGCTACTTCGATGGTAAGTGGAGAAAGTGGATTCCAAAGAAGGAGTATGATATCCCAAGGGATTGCCAGCAACATAAAAAGAGGCCAGAAGGGATAAGGGAATAATGATGAGTGAGAGAGGTAACATACTTTTTTACAACGGTGATGAGAAGAGTGTAATTGTATCTTCTTATTGGGGAAGTATGGGCTTTGTCTTTGTTGCTATCCAGTATTCTATAGAGCTAAAGAAGGAAATAGACGAGTTCAAAGAGAAGTACCCCAACATCAGTGGTCCTGTAGAAAGGTTACAACCCGATGTGATAGTAGCTGACTTTATGAAACACCTCTATGAGACAGGTTGGATTAACAAAGAGAAACGAGATAGTTGTATTTACCTCTATCGAGATGAGAAGGAGGTAGAAGACGTCTTTCAGATAGACCTCAATAACCCCTCGGAGCATCTAGAAAACAGGAGGATAAAGAGGTTTTTTGGAGAGGATGATAAAGTGGAGGAGCATTGGTCACACCAGATTACAGAAGAAGATGAAGCTTAAGTTAAAGATTGAACCTATACCTAACTTTACTTGGGGAGTATCCCTTGCTAATAAACTCCCCAAGGAAGAGTGGGATGAACTTAGAAAGGCAGTTTATAAAGATGCTAACCATACCTGTGAGATCTGTGGAGCAACTGACAGAACCCTCCACTGCCACGAGATTTGGAAGTTTGATGATAAGAAGAGAATCCAAAGACTCATCCGCTTGGAATGCTGCTGTGATGTCTGCCACGATGTCCATCACTTTGGAAGAACCAAGGCTCAAAAAAGCTGGGCAAGAACAGATAGATGTAGAAACCATTGGTGTGAAATAAACGGCAAGACACTCCAGGATTTCTTTGCCTATGAAGAAGAACTAAAGGAGGTAAACTATAGAAGAGCAGATATTCAATACATAGTAAAAATAGGAAGGAGAGTACTAATCTAATGGGACTTAAAGAAAGAATGGCCATGAAGGCCGCAGAGAAACTAATCCAGAATGTAAACAAGAAAGATTTCCTGAAACAGCTCAGGCAGGAAATTGAGAAGCAAGGACTTACTGGGCTGGAAAATATGGTCGATGCTGCCGAGAAGAGAATTGAAGCATCTGGTATGAAGAAAATTTTTGACAAGCTTGGCATTACCAGAGCAGACCTAGAGGAGGCCTTTGCAGATGAAAAACAACCCAGGCAGGAAGCAGAGAAGACAGCACATGAAGAACAAGGGGGACCTGAACAGGAAGTCCACCCACAAAATGAGAACTAATATGGGAATGGGGATGGCTCAGGATAGTAGCAGTAGTGGTGGAGGAAGTCTGGGACAGTTCCTGAGGGAACTCGTAACCGGAAAGGACAAGTAGAATGCCAGGAACTAGAATAAAGTTAGGAATGAAGGTCCGAGACGTAGTTACGGGCTATGAAGGGATAGCAACCTCTAGAACAATCTATATGAGGGGCTGTGATAGGTTCTCAGTCTCCCCTCCAGTGGGAGCTGATGGCAAATTGCTAGAGCAAGAAGCCTTTGATGAACCTGACCTAGAAATAGTTGACGATGGCATATACGTCAAGCCAGAACCCAAGCCTGGCGGACCTCGATTTACTCCTGGCAGGGAAAGAAGATAATTACTAGGGGGTTTTCCCAATGGCAGATTTTTCCCTTAACTTGCCTTCTTGGGCATTTCGAAAGGGGTACAGGACCAATGGGGATTCTGGGACTTACGGAAGCCTAAGACTCTTTAAAGGAGCAAGAATAGTTAGAGTCTGGGCCTATGATGAGCCCCAGCCAAATATAATAGAAATGGAGGAAATAATACAGAAGAATGAAAGTAATGGTAAAGAAGCTCTATCCGGATGCTAAGCTTCCCACCAAGGCAACTCCAGGCAGTATGTGCTATGATGTCTATGCCCAGGAGACTTTCGGCATCCAACCTATGTACAGAAACAAGATAGGCACAGGCCTAGCATTCGAGCTTCCAGAAGGTTTGGGCTTGGACATCAGGCCTAGAAGTGGTCTTGCATCCTCTGGACTAATAATGCTAAATGCTCCTGGAACCCTAGACAGTGACTATAGAGGTGAGCTCTTCATAAGCATAATGAATCTTACCGGAAGCCCCTGGCAGATAACCAAAGGGGATAGAATAGCACAGATAAGGGTGATGGAGGATCCTTGGCATCATACCCACCACTATGACTCGGGCTTTGAGGAAGTAGAAGAGCTCAGCGAAACTGAGAGAGGAGGTGGCGGCTTTGGCTCTACAGGAAATTGATAGATTTACCTTAAAGAAGAGACCTTCTTGGTTTCTCTGGGGTATGGTGATGTTTATTGCTGGGATGATATTCTTACTCTTTGCTATAGAGGACTTTACAGGAATAGGTTCCGGGGAGATAGGTCTTACAAAGTCCTGGTTAGTCCTACTTATTTGTCTCCCCATAATAATAGTGGCCCACGAGGCCCTTCACGGTATTGTCTTTAAGATGTTTGGAGGTAAGGTAAAGTTTGGTGTCAAGAGAACAAAGATAGGCCCAGTGGCCTTCACCTCATCTCCAGATCCTTACTCAAAGAGACAGTTCCAAATCGCAGCACTTGCTCCTCAAGTTCTCACTGTAGCAGCCTTCATAGCTATGCCCTTAGTAAGCTCTCCTGTAGTAGCCTATGCCTTAATGATAACCGCTGTAGGTAATCTTGGGGGAGGATGTATGGACATATTTATGCTCATCTGGCTAAGAAAGTTCCCCCAGGAAGTCATCATAAAAGATGCTGGGGATGGAATCTCTATATTAAAGGAGGAAGTATGAGTCTAGCCGCTTGGATAGCCCTCTTCTATGTAGGGAACCTCTTTGACCTCCTCTCAACATATAGAGGAATGAGAGGCCTCTCAGAAGAAGAGATGAAAAAGAGAGAGCTTAACCCTATAGTGGGACAGTTTATCCACAACAAGAAGCTCTCCTACATCTTTAAGTTTACCTTCTCTTCCTTGGTGGTAGTTATGGTCCTTAGAACTCCAGGGGCCCAAATGCTCCTTGAGATATTCACAATCCTTATCTTCCTTGTAGTAGGAAGCAACCTGCTCACCATATTCCTTAGAGAGAAGGGTAAGTTAACTCCAGGAAAATTCCTGACGGATAAACTTAGGTTTCCCAAGTTCCTAGCTTATCTGTTCCTTCTTGGAGCAATGGTATTCTTCGCCACAGCCATTTGGATACAATTATGAGAGTAGGAATAATAGCACCAACAAGTATGTTAGGAGACTACTGCAAGACCCCTATCCAATACTGCCTCCCAAGCCTTCTAGTTGAGAATGAGGCCTATAGGCACTTCTATCTTGGAAAGAGGTCTTTGGGTAACTTTACCATAATACTAGATTGCAGAAAGCCAGGCTGGAAAAGGGAACCAGAGGACTTCAGAGTAGTCATAGACTCCCTCAAAATCCTCCATCCAGACTTCATAGTAGCCCCCTCCCATATGTTCAAGGCAAAGGAATCATCTTATATCTATGAAGAGTTCAGAAGGGACCTTCCACTCTTTAATAAAAGAATAATCCGTTGTCTGGAAGGAACCTCAAAGGAGGAAATAGGTACCTTTCCTAAAAGTAGCACTATAGCAGTCCCATCTCATATGTATAGATACATAGAGGACATAAAGCTCCCCTCTTGTGTAATCTATATTGAGAACCACCTTAATGTGGAGGAGCTTAATGGAAGGAAAGGAATCCTAGTAACATCCCTACCTGTTAGACTGGGCCTTCAAGGGAGACTAATCTCAGACTACCGACCCTCTCCTAATTCTCTAACCTTCAATGAGACAGAGAACCTCTATCCCAAGGTAGTTATGAGAAATATAACAGAGACACTCGAGTTCTATGAGGAGGAAGAATGATACTGAGAATTCCTAGATTCTTCAAGATAGGAAGCCACACCTACGAGACAGTCTTTGATACTGTCCAGGGTGATAGAGAGTTCCGAGGAACCTTTGCAGACAAGAAGCACCAGATATTCCTAAACCCTGACCAGCATCCTCAACAAACTAGGGTTACATTCTGGCATGAGTTAATACACCTCATATGCTGCTATGGAGATATAGGTATGCCCGACCAAGATGTAAATAGAATTGCAGAAGGCACTGTAGAGTTCCTAGTCAGGAACCTAGACATAGACTTTGACTTCAGCGAGGTCCCAGTAGTAGAGAGGAGGCCCCAGGAGTGATAAAGAAATACTCTTGGGGCACAGCCAAGTGTGTCCGCTACAATGAGGACTTCACAGGTGAGAATCATCCTTGTTACTGGTGTGGGGAGCCCCCAGAAGATATGCTAGGACCAGATCTAGTTTGGTGCCAAAAGTGTGGAGGCTTTGAGTGCCCCCGCTGTGGCAAGTGTTGGTGTAATGTTCCAGAGGGGGACTTCATTATACTAAAGAGACTAAGGGATAAGTACTGCTGTAACTGGTGGAACTTCAAGGCAGGAATAAAGCCTGGAGTAGACCTAGCCGTTATGGAGGAGTTTGTCCCTGGCTTTAAAAAGGCCCTGGATTATTGCAGAGAAAGAAAAGGATTCAAGGAGGTAAATGGATAAAGCAGAAGAAGGAAAGGAAGTTGCTATAAAGGCTGTAATAGAAGGAGACTATAACTTCGCCGCAGACATCATAATAAGCATGGAGCTGGAGAAACTAAAGAAAAAAGGCCTCACTGAAGAGGAGGCAATGAATCTCCTATCAACTAAGGTGGGAAAAGGGGAATATGAGTTATGAAGATAGCAATGGAACCCAAACCAGAAAATTGGGACTACTGGGCAGATGCAATAAGCTTAGACAGGCTCCTCACAATACTGGAAGCCTACAAGAAAGGCTTTGATGTAAAGCAGCCAAGTATGAGGGCCTCGCTTAACCAATGGATATCCTATCTCACTAACTTCTCCAATGGGGTAATAAAGGCCCACACGGAATGCCGTACCCCTCCCTTAACACTCCACCTTCCATTTGAGGAAGAGTTTAGCAAATTCCTAAAGGAAGCAGAAAAAGAAAATGGCACTATACGAGGAAGTAACTCTAGATAGAGAAGATGTTCGTGTCCGGAAATGCTGGTGGGTTAGTGGATGCTGCTCTAAAGAAGTTACCTTGGCTAGCAATCCAACACTACCCAAGTTTAATACCCAGGGGACTCGAGAGCTTACAGAAGCCGAGGTGGAGGAAGTAAAGAGGCAGAGAGAACAAGAACCTCCTAGAGTAGTTACCCAAAGGTATACAGTAGATGTCACTGAGCACGAGGCCCGGAATGGTTTGGGAAGAAAATGTCCCTTCTGTGGAAAGACAGCAGGATGCTATGTCTGTGATGGCTTCCCTACATTCCAAGGCTCAGTAGTATTTAAGGAGACGGAGAAAAATGAAGGAGTCTGAAAAGAAAGAGAAGAAACCTAAAAGGAAATTGAGTGAAATCTTCCTGGATGAGATGAGGGAACAATCAGCAACAGATGGAGCCCTTGCCTTAGTGGGCCTAAAAAGAAACAAGGAGACGAAGGAAGAGGAGAAGAAATGAGAATAGAAGAAAATACAACCTACTTTGTTCCCCCACTAGATAGAGAAGATATAATGGAAGTAGTAGCAGAACTAGAAATGGACGCCCATGGAGCAGGAATCCCAACCTTCACAATCTGTAGAGAAGTATCTAAGAGGCTCCCAGATCCAAAGCTCTCTTGCTGTGCTGCCTTTGAGGACAGACACCGTCCTTGTACCACACTCTGTTATGTCTGTGTAGAAATACTTTATGAACTTCTCCAAAGAGGGTGGAGGAAGGAAGTTGGAAAATGAACTGTGAGGAATGCCCCTTCAAGGGGGGAGTTAAAGTTCCTGGTGGAGGCTTCCATACAACACCAGAAGGCCAAGTAGTCCAAGTCCAAGAGGATAGGCAATATGATGTTGTGGTAGTAGCAATGGCTCCCGCACGGGAGGAGATACAAAAGGGGGTAGTACTGATAGGAGTATCTGGGCAGATTTTAAGAAGGCACTTATACCAACAGGGGGTAATAGATTACTATGCTTGTAATGTTCTACTCTGTCCTATCGAGGCAGACGACCAAGTCCACGATGCTATAGGCTGCTGCAGAGATGTGATACAGGAAGTTAAGAGCAAGAAGCCTTTACTAACTATAGCTTTGGGGGATATGCCCCTCCATGTCCTAGCTCCAGATATAAAGTACCCAATTCAGGAATGTGAGGGAAGAGTCCTTCCTTCCTTAGTAGGCCCTCTGCTGGCACTTACCCACCCTGCTTATTACTGGAGAAACCCTGAAAAGATATTTGACTTCACTGAGTGTATGAGGTCTGGAATCAGGTTTCTAAATAATGAGTATACCCAAGCAGACAACCCTACCTATACTGTAGTTGACCATAACAACCTTGGAGAGGTCCTAAATGAGATTGACAAGAGGGACCACTTCTCTGGAGACTTTGAAACTACTGGCTTCAAAGCCTTTGGCTGGGACCCTGACCATATACTAGAACTAGGAATAGCTTTTAACTACCACCACGCTTATATAGTTGATCTTAAGTTCCTTCCAGAATTCAAGGGGTTACTTGAGAAGAAAAAGACTAGATGGTGGAATGCTCCTTTTGATTGTGCCTTTGCATCCCAGGTGGACATTAGACCTAATGTAGACCAAGATGGAATGCTCCAGCACTACAGTATAGATGAGAGACCTTATAGCCATGGCCTCAAGAGAGTATCCCAAGTCTATCTTGGTACCGAGGATTGGGAGAAGGATATAGGAAGATGGCTTCCCTCCAAAAAGACCTCCTCCTATGAACTAATCCCCAGGGATATAAGGTATGACTACCTAGCAAAAGACGTAACTAGAACAGAGTACCTCTGTGATGTCCTTGACCCCTATGTAAACAGAAAAGTCTATGACAGGCTCCTAATGCCTGCTTGTAGGATGTTTATCCAAATACAAGAAAAAGGCCAGAAGGTAGACCCAGTAAAACTAATGGACATGGAGGGGATTCTTGGGAAGGAACTGAGAGACATTGAGGACCAAATATATGAGGATACAAAGGGAGTCTATATAAATCCCAACTCTCCCAAACAAGTCTCCCACCTTGTCTATCAAGTTCTAGGTGTCCCAGTGGATCCCTACTTTGGATTTAGTACCTCCAAGACCTACCTCACCGACTTTAGAGACTCCTTCCCAATAGTAGACAAGATACTTGACTACAGGGAGATATCCAAACTCAAGAATGGATATGTGGAGCAGTTTGCAAAATTTGTAGACAGACAATTTAGAATACACCCCGACATAAAAATAACCGCCGCAGTCACTGGCCGTCTAGCAAGTGCCAATCCTTCCATTATGAACATTAAGGCCCTACAGGAACTAAAGAGAGTCTTCCTTCCAGATGACGGAAGTTTAATGGGCTACTTTGATGTTAAAGGAAATGAACTTAGATGGTACTGTCTAATCTCCGGAGATGAGGAGCTAACAGGAATTCTGCAGAGTGGAGGGGACCCCCACGAGGTAGTAAGACTGGCAACCTATGGTATGCCAGCTATAGAAGAAGCAGCAAGCTTCTTTAGGCTAGGAGGAGGTGCCTCAAAGGAGGATCTAGAAAAGGCCTTGAAGGAACTCTTAAAGCATCAGAGGACCTTAGCAAAGGCAGTGGTGTTTGGAAGGGTCTATAAGAGGAGTAGAAAAAGCATTGAGCAACAGGTAGGAAGGGATGTTATTGATGCAGTAATGGAGGCAGTGGATGGCATTGCTCCTAATATAGACAAATACTATACCTGGATAATGAAGGAAGTAAGAGCTAAGGGATACTTAGAATCCTACTTTGGTAGAAAAAGAAGATTCTCACTTATCACTCCTGATAATAAGAAGGACATTGAGAGACAGGCAGTCAACTTCCCAATCCAATCCTCAGGAAGTGACTTGATGCTTCTCTGTATGCTTCACATCTGGGAAATGAAAGACAAGTTTGGAGTATGGCCCTTCTGGCCAGTCCATGACTCAATAACTATGAACATCCCAGATGTCCCAACCCTCTATGAAGTCCAGAAGGAACTAGAAGCATACTCCCTAGAACTAGTAAATGGAACTATGCCTTTCACCTGGGAGCCCGATTGGGGCTATAACTGGGCCTTGGATAAAGAAGCCCCACAAGGAGAAAGAGTAACAATAGATACAAGTAAACTATAGGAGGTAAAAATATCAATGTGGAAATTATGGGCACTATTTGGAGGAATTGTCCTTGGCTCCTTCTGGCTATCCCTAGGCATAACTGTCCTGACCTTTGGATGGCCTGAAGATGGCTGGGGGGATGTAAGAATGGCAGGACTTATAAGTCTGGTCTGTGTGGGAGCAGGAGGGGCACTAGGCTTCCTTGTATGCAAGGTATCAAAAAGAATATAGGAGGTAAAAATGTCAGGAAGTATGGACGCAGTATATGAAGAATTCCATAAGGAACTAGAAGACATAAAGGATGAGAAAATAAGGCTTCTTACTTGCGAGTGCCTCAATAGAGCTCCCGTGCACTTCTGGTATATGTCAGCATCCTCAACAGGAAAGTACCACGCCAGGGACGAGAACGAAAGTAGAGGACTAGTACTTCATACCCACAGAGTTGCCCAGGTAGCAGAACATATAATTGAGTCCTGGCCTAACCCAATAAATACAGATGTGATAAGAAGTGCTTGCCTACTCCATGATGCCCACAGATACGGAAGCCAAGTAGCTCCTTCCAAGTGGTCAAACACCAACCATCCAAAGCTGGCAGCAGACTTTATCCAAAAAATAGCAAAAGAAACATTCTGGCAGAAAGAGATAACAACAATATCCGAAGCACAAAAGATTGACCACATTTCTGTCTGTGTAGCATCCCATATGGGAAAGTGGGGCCAATACCCAGTAGGAAGCCAAGAGTCACTTATAGTTCACTTAGCGGATGCACTAGCAACCAATGTCTATATGGACATGGATAAGGAGAGAGATGGAAAAGAGACAATGTGATAACTATGGACTTGAGACTAGAATCTGTATCCATAGAGGAGTAAGCACCGACTGTAACAGACCTGAGAAGAACCTTGGCATTTGTGGACTCTGCCCACACCAGATGCCCCTTAATAAAATAGAAGGGGGTATGATACATAGACAAGCTCTAAGAGAAGTAGAAGATATTGGAACTTTAGGAATAGATTAACTAGGGGGTAAAGAACTTGGACAAAATACCTTATAAAGGTAAGTATCCATCAGCAGCAAACTACTTGATGCACCAGGGAATAGCTTCTATTCCAAAGCAGACCGACAGGAACGACCTCAAATGGGCAGACGGAATAGACATATCTTATAAACTGAGGGATCTAACACCTGTTAACTTTAGAGAATATTCAGATTCCCTCCTACTCCTTGCTTACCAAGAAGCTATGAGATATGATGATAAGAAATTCAAGTTTGCCAGATTTGAGGTAAGGCTGGGGAGACTAAAGAAAGGCAGGGACCTTCCAGAAATAGCATCCTTCCAATGTGCTATGCACGATGACCCAGACATTATGGTCCACGGGCCAGGATATGAGGTTCCCCAGAGACACTTCCTCTACCACAAGGTTCAGGATATACTAGAGATAGCCAAGAGGTATCTTGGTAAGGTTAATAAGCAGAATCCCTACAAGGTAATGGAACTTGTTATAAGTATAAGGGAGCCCTGGAAGCCTTGAAGGATAAGTTAGTAGAGTTGGCAATAAAGGTTTTTGTCCTACCAGCAGTTGACCTTTTAATCTGGATGAACAGAACCCTTGATAGAATTGCAGAAAGGAAGAAGAAGTGATTTGGCAAGACATAGCTATGGCAGCGGCAGGCCTTGTCTTTGCCCCCGCCTTGATGGTCTCAATTAAAAGGGGGACAAGCTACCCCTTAGGGACAAGTGTCCCGACTGCAATAGCACTGACACTGCTGACTGTCTGTGTCGCCACACTAGGCCTTAAACTTGCAGCCGCGGCAGATGGCCTAACAGCTGCCTGCTGGTATATTTTAATTTGGAGGAGATAATGGTTAAGACAGTAAAGTACTTTAAGGAATCCAGCTTTGGACCCATAACTCTCTACACGGGAAGAATGGGCTCAGGAATGACCCTCGGGGCCGTTATGAGAATGGTAAGGGCAAGTAAGTCAAAGAGACCCCCAAAGCTGATAGCCAACTGCACACTTATTGACTTAGAATATGAGAGGCTTAACCTAGTAAACTTTAATAGGTACCTCCAAGGGGGTCCCTCCCTTATACTCTTTGATAGCGGGTACCGGTACTTTGCCTCCAGAGCCAGCCTTGCTTATATCCACATCTCCTTCTTCCAAAATCTAAGGCACAGCAAAAGCAAAGCAATTCTAACTACCAGTCAGGGTCCTATGGTTATTGATAGAGCTATAAGAGACCAAATAACAGATGTAGTATTTGTTAAGAGCAACCTTCCACTAAAAGGCCAGAAGCTAATTCTAACTCACGCCAAACTAGCAATAAGATCCATCTGGGCCAAGAACATATCTACTGGAAGGAAAGAAAGGCACTCTGAGTTCTACTGGAAGGCCGTCTCAAGATGTATAATCAAGAGAGCTGGAAAGTACTTTCAGCACTATAGTACTTTTGAGATACCTGATAAGGAAGAAGTCCTACATAGTAAGGAAGGAGTAAAGGAGGGCAGAATATGCTAAGAAAGATTTTATTCTGGATAGGAATATGGCTGGGATGGAAGCCCAAGTATAAAGATCCGCTAATAACCTTACAAGAGCTAATCCCTATGCTACTAGGAGTAACTATAATAATGGGGGCAATACAGTACCTGGGTCTCGAGTTCCCACCCGCTCCTTGGTATAAGAGACTTTGGAGGAAACGCTTCTATATGAAAGTCCGCATAAGAAGAATGAGATTGGCGGTGATAGGATGGTAGAGCAATGAGAGAAGTAAGAGTTAAATTTGGAGTCAATGTATTCTATCACAAGGAACCTGGGCCTCTACCTAGCGGAACCACGGCCCAAGCCCCCCACTTCCTAAGATACCCTCCTTACTGGCTAAGAAAAATACTATCCCACTTCAGAATAGACTATTGCAGGGAATGCTCTGCCGATGGTTGGGATGCAGATTGGGGAGGGGTTTTTGTATGTCCCAAATGTAGAGGCAGAGGAATTAAAAGATACAATGAGGAAGAATGGAAGAAAGTAATAGAATAGGTATCCCTACCTGGGATCTAGAAAGCCTTAACTGGGTAACCCCCATTGCTATAGGCTTCTATGATGGAGCAAACTACAGGGACTTCATTAAGGAGAACGAGCAAGATGACTTCATCTGGAAGTTCTTGTGCTTCTTGAAAGAGCACTATTATGGAATAAAGCTCTTTGCCCACTTTGCTTCCAAGTATGACAACAAGTTCATTCTAGCTATTCTACGCCAGCACGATGAGGTAGTAAAGCTTGAGGCAGGCTTTCTGAGACTTAGATGGGTTGGTCCTAATATCCTCTTTGAGGACTCCTATGCCTTAGTCCCGATGTCTTTGGAGAAAATGAATAAGATGTTTGGAGTTGAGGAGAAGAAGCATTGGGACCATTCCAAAACAAAGGTTCCCTGGAAGATGGAGAATGAACTCCCAGTATTCAGAGAGTATCTAAAAACAGACTGTATCTCACTTTCCCAATCACTATTTAAACTCTGTGAGACCTTGGGTATGACATTTGGGCAGATGCCTTCCATCTCCCTTGCTACAACAGCAGCTAAAATCTATGATAAGGTATTCTATCCTGTAAGGCAGATAAAGTCCAACATAGAGTATGAGGAGTTTATAAGAGAGGCCGACTATGCTGGAAGAAACGAGGTCTACAAGAGATATGGTGAGAAAATAAACATCTATGATATCCACTGGATGTATACTTCCTGCTATGATGTCCCAGTACCCATAGGCCAACTACGATGGATAAGACCTGATATAGACAGAGGCACAATAGCAGAAGCAACAGTGAAGGTTCCTAAGGACTGGTACATAGGCCCCTTACCTTGCAAACTAAGAGGAAAAGCAAAAGGAAAACTAGCCTTTCCAGTAGGTATCTATACTAGATGGTGGGATGTCTATGACTTAAGAAATGCTGCCAGTATGGGAGTAGATGTGACTATTAGAAGGCAACTGTGCTGCGATGAGGAGCCAATTCTACAAGGCTTTGGGCAATTTATGACTACCTTGGATAAGAAAGGTAAGGATCCTTTTTGGAAGTCCTTTGGACTCTCTCTAAGCGGAAAGTTTGGACAAAGCAGATGGAGAGACACTATCAAATATATTGACCATATAGATGATTTCTGTGGATACTCCCCCATAGATGCAAGGGAGGAGTACTTTGCTACTAAGGAATATGCAGGAAAAGGAGCTCCCTACATAAGGCCCTTAGTCTATGTAAGAATAAGAACCGAGGCAAGGATAAGGCATCTAAAAATCTTAATGGCAGCTCTAGAATCAGGAGAAGTCTTTTACGGAGACACAGACTCCTGTCATACAACTTCAGTTCTCCCTACAGGTGAAGGTGTAGGGGAACTTGTGTACCTTGGAACAGCAAGTAGAGGATACTATATCCGCCAGAAACTCTACTGTATGGTAAAGGGCGGAAAGCTGGAACAAAAGAGTGCAGGGTACAGCGACCTCAAACTTAGCGAGGAAGATTTCCGGAACCTTCTAAAGAAGGGCCATACAATAACAGCTATCTCCCACCTACCTTCTTACAGAAAGGTTCTCAATGATAAGGAAGTAACCCTCCTTCACCAAGCCCGAACTATAAAAGGAGATATGGGAGATAGCCGAATACCCGAGGGGAATGACACCAGGCCTATCTTACTTCAAGAGCACCAATAGTATCCATAAGGAAGTTCCTATCATCTTCCCTAGTTAGAATAACCTGCTTTCCAGAAAGAGGAGAGTAATCCCTATTTTTAACATAGCTAAGCTCCTGCAGGATCCTCTGGGAACTCTCCCTAGCCTCTCTGTAAGGCCCATGCTTGGCCTGATGCTGAAAGAAAGGTACCAGCCTTTGGGCTTCCTCGTATGTTACGTAGATAGGAACTATGTCCATAAAGATCCCTCTATGTGCCTCAACAGGTCCTCCTCCTTGTTAGAGACACCTATCTCAGTATACTCACTCCCCACCTTCTGAGAGGCCCCTTGAAGTCTGACCTGAAGGCTCCTTGCCATCTTCTGCTCATCCTTATCCAAGAGATCCCCCTGTAATAGAATATGAAGGGCACTTAGAACATTCCTTGCTTGCTCTCCTGTGTAAGTTCTCCAAGTATCACTCATTATTAAAACCCCCTGTTAGATTCCTCCGCCACCTCCACCACCGGAGCTAGGTATAACAGCTGGCAAAACCTGGGCAGAAACTACATAGCCATTAGTTGCACTGAAGGTTCCAACAGAACTATCCCATTCCTCCCCAGCTACCAATTCAAAACTACTTGTATAGAAGGATGCACTCTTTACTTCCCAAGTAAGACCATCCCAGACAAACTCAGGAGTGAAATCCCGGCCAGTCCAGTTACCAGAAAAATACTTATGGGCACTGTTAAGATTTGAAGTCCCAAGGCTATAAGGCTCCGGGTAGATAAGAGTTACCTCAGCCACATAGTCCCCTGTCCTGCTCGCCATGGCATAAAGCCGGTAGCCTTCCAATTCCTCCTCAAGGAACCAATACAGGGAAGGAGTAAAAAGGGCCTCCAAGTCCAAATTGGTAGCATAGTTGGCAATGACATTATCAATCCTTCCAGTATCAGCCTCCTGGGCCGCCACTGCTGCAGCCACACTATCCTCCAAAAGCATCTGGTTCACTATAAGAGTATTACCATCCCTCTTCAATGTGAAGATAAGTAAGGACAGCGTCAAGGATATAAGAACTGCCATAGCAAGGAAAGTAAAAATCTTCCCTTTAGAAAACCCTACAATCCCAACATCCATTCCTCCCCCCTTCCCCCCTTTAAGGTAACTTAACTTACCTTTCTTAGCAGAAGCTTTATTGGCTCCTGTCCGAGTAACCTTAGACACTATTTCGGTTGGAGGCCGATGGCCCGTCTCCGGACCTTCACCCCCACCTGGATTATCCAATGCTTGCATCAAACCCCCTTTTTAGATTTTGTTTTGAGAGAAATCTCTTTCTTCTTCTATCTTTATCTTTTCTTGGCTCTACATCTATTACTTTTTCAAGCTCTGTGCCTCCTTCCTTAAGTTCATTTAGAAGCTCATCTCCAAGTCTAAGAAAACCTCCTAAGCCCACTCCCAAAACTGGAGCATGGAGCCTATCCCTGGACCACTTCTGGACGTTCATTATTTGGCCAGGGCCTTTATACTTTTCCCCTGCCTCCTTGGAGCCCCTAGCAAGGTAGAACTTACTCTTCTTAATGTATACTCCCCTCCGCCACTTCCCATCAATGAATAGCGGTGGGGAAAGGCAAATCCTAATCCTTACTCTGTACCAAACCTTATTAGCCATTTCTATACCCAGCCCTGCTTCTCTGCCTTAGACCAAAATGCATCACTGAAATACCTAGGCGCAGAATCTCTATAAACTTCATCCCTCACCTTTCCCCTCAAAGTCCTCTCCCCAGCCACATCCACCTCCTCAACACTTATATACTCAGGAGGAATCCGAGACTCTGAATATAAGAAGCCATAAGAGTCCTGATCCAGGGGCCAGCCATCTGGCAAGTTAACTCTAAGTAAAGCCCAAAATCTCGCCCCAGCTGGAGGCTCATCTGGGAAGGAAAGAGAATCCCCTTGAAGAACATTCCAAAGAGCCTCAGCCTTGTCCCTAGCTAGAAAAACCTTACCCCTGGTATCCTCAGCAAGCATCCCCAAAGCCAAGCTCCCGGAAGTAGAAAGGCCTCTTCTCAATATACTCCTTAGATTCCTCTTAGGAGTAGCATGGTAGTATACCATAGTTCACCCACTTAAGTAAGGTAAGTCCTTTCTCATCCTTTTAAGCATTCTGTTATAATGCCTAGTATTGGCCTGCTTAGGTATCCTTCTGACTTTAGGAACCTTTACCTTAAAAGGATTACGCCTACCAATTTCAATGACCATGGGCACCTCCTCTAAATACAAGTACTTTACCAAGAGTAGGATCATTGACCTCCTCAAGCACTCCACTTTGAAGAAGGTCCCTAACAGTCCTCTCTGCCTCTTCCCGAGTAAGATGGGTTTGCTCAACCAGCTCCTTAATCAAGGTACTCTTGGTATCAGAATGCAGAGTGGAAATAGCTACTTCTTCCTTACAAGGCATACCAGGATGCAAAGGCCCCTTAATGCCAAATAGCTTCTCGGTAGTCATACTGGAGGTATTACCATACATCCAAAGGTTATCTTTATTAACCCTTATCTGGCCACCAAGGGTTCCGATCTTTATAAGAGTATTCTTATCCATGGGAACCTCCCGAGAGCATAAGCTCATCCTCACCACTAACCCTCCTACCAGTAGGTAAGAGAAATCCAAGGCTCCTAAGCCTCTTAAGTGAGGTGCTAATTTCCTTTACAGGATGACCAAGCTTACTAACCTCCCTCACCACATGGGATGGGGTATCAATATCCCCATTTGCCCTAACCTCATCTACAACTGCCTGGTCAATCTTAGCAAACCTTCCCTCACTCCTCAGCCTCACAAGAGCAGAACCAAGACCCTCAAACTCAACTGGATCCCTGGAAGGAGTTGTAATCCTAGCCGAAGGAGGAGGTGAACCAGCTCTCTGCAATTTCTCAAAGCTAGGAGTATGAGCAGACCCTATGGCACTCCCTGGACCCATAGCAGGCATTGATACTTCCCTTATCTCCTTTATCTGCTCGGTAGTAGTCCTTATAGGAGGCTTGGGAATATACAAATCCCTCATCTGCTTGCCTGGGAAGAAGATCTTAGCCAAGTCAGTTCGGGGTCTGGGCTTGATAGCCTTAAAGATACCTTTGACTATCTTAGGAGCTATTCTATGCTCACCCCTGTACTTTCTCCGCTTGGACTTGATCTCTTCCAAGGAAGTCTCTGCTTGCTCCTCCAGGAACTTATCCCTGATGTCCTTCTGCTTCTTGTAGGCCTTAGCCTCTTCATAAGTTGTAGGCTCAGCATAGCCATGAGCTCTGGCCCAGGCCTTCATCTCAGAAAGAAGCTTCTCTTCCTTTGACACAGGAACGTCCCGCCACTCCGCATCTGCAACCTGCTCTCCAACAGACTCCACACCCTCGTCTAGGGGAACCTCCTCTCTAGGAATATCCCAATTAACCATAGGAAAGCCTACCGCTGTTCCAGGCTCTTGAGCTTCCTCTTCTCTTTGCTCTGTGGATTCGACTATTATGTCCATATGGGTAACCCCCTACTAAATTCGACCTTCTTCCTCAGCCTTCCTCAAAGTCCTCGCAAGATAACCTAAGGCTTTCTCCTTCTCAGAACCAGGCTGCCTTAGCATCTTATTAAGGAACTTCTTAGTAACCTCCTCTACATCTCCCTCTTCCTCTATCTTCTCCAAGTACTTCTCACCCATTGTTTTCTCGTGGGTGGAACTCTCAGGATATATTGGCCTATATCGGAGAACCTGTCCTCGGGACTTTACCTTCCTTAAAGTATCTTCTAGAATATCCATTGGATCTGGCATTATCCTAACCCCCTATATGTCCTGTAAGTACCCTCGAGATACAAGGTCCCTAATAGTACCATAGTAAGCTTCCTTATTACCTCCCCACAAAGGATCTCTTATAGACCTATTTGCCAGGAAGTCCACTAGCTGCCCAGCAGAGTAGCCTCCCCCACGAAACTCAACCGCACCTAATATATCCTGCTCCCTAGTATGCCTGCTACCAAACTTACTAGGAGGCATCTCAATGAGCTCGGTAATGTGTTCCACTCCTTCAGGTGTAATCCATAAACTCATTATCCAAAACCTCCTAGCATCACCTTCTGGATAGGCATAGTAGGCCCTTTCTTCCCCTCCTCCTCAGGTAAGTCCAGGGCCTCAATAACCCTGGGTCTCTCTATAGAGACAGGAACATCGTGGACTTCAGGCTCCCCCATTCCCACCGGGATATCGTGGACCTCGGGCTGAGACATTATGATAGGAACATCCCGGTAGCCATAGTGGAGAGTGATATCCGCCCTTACAGCACCTGCCTCCTCAAGCTTCTCGGCAACCATATTCTTCCGATAGGCTTGTCTATGGCTTCTGGCAATGTGTTCGTTCCTCTCTAGCCAATCAAGAAAGGTTGTCCTTGCCTTCTCTGTGGTAGGTGCATTGACCTCCGCAGTAATTCCTAGTGATGGATGCATTACAAAGTAAGGTGTATTTTCCATATTAGTAACCCCCTAATGCTTCTCTCATTCCCCTATGCTTTGGGTCATTCCAGACGAGCTCAGCAACACCATCCTTTACCTTATAAGCCTCTATATTTGGCTCATGGTAACCTCGAGTCCCAGGTGATGCCTGGGTGTACCTAATGTAGAGGGCATCACCTTCTGATAGAGTATTAGCCAAGGAATCTATAACACCCCTTGCCTCACCAATACTATCAACCCAACCAGAAGCAGTATGGCCCATATTTTCACCTCTACTTCTAACCAAAACTTTATATGGCATATTAGTAACCCCCTAAGTTAATTCCACCTTCTCAAGTCTGTCCTTTATCCAAGGATCTTCCTCTGCCCAAGACCTCAAGAGATTAGCCATAGAATCCCAATAGGCAGCTTCCTCTTGGGAGCTAAAGAGGTCAAGGTTACCTGTAAGAGCCCACTTGATCTTCTTCCCCCTAAGCATACTCCGAGTATTATACCGCCTCTTATCCGTATCATGCCTAGATAGAGCCTCCTTTGCTTCCTCTGGTGAAAGATTATTCCAATCAAGAATCATTCTAGTAACCCCCTAAATCTCCTTTACCTCATATATGTAACTCACTCCAACATACTGCCAGTAATCCTCCCCTTTATAGAAGAGCCTCACAGAACCACTGCCCATCTTAATGGCAGCAGCCTCAGCAGAAGTGGCCTCCACCACATCACTGTATATCACCCCCAACCGGAACTTACTCTTAACCATAACATACCAGTCCTTCATCAGTCCTTCTAATTCTCATTCCACAAGAAACCTTGCTTCTCAATCAGACCCCTCCTTGCAAGACTCCTAAGCTCTCTATCAGTCACTCCCTCTAAAATATGTTGAACATCTTTTTCCTTTGTTGGCATACCCTTAGGATCCAACTCCCCTGGGATCTTACCTGTACCCATAGCCTCAAGTATTTCCATGTCCCTATCATAAAGATCCTTCCCCGTGGCAAAACCCCCAAGGATATAAGACATCCCTTTGTCTGTAAGCCCCCAATAAATATTGATATTAGAATAAGCCATTAAAGTACATCCTCCCATTTTTCTTCCACTCTGGCATGGTCCAACTCGTGCTCAATAGCACCTTGTATATAAGACTCTGGATAGTAGGTAAGTACCGGATGGAGATAAACTATTGCCTTACCTCTACCATACTTATAGCAAGCATCTGCGTGTGGAAGGTCTCCAAAAGCCTTCTCACTAATCCTTACAGGAATCTTGTACCTCCTAGAATAACTCCTAGCAATCTTCCTTAGCCTGGGAAGAGGAGTAACAACCCTAATACTCCTAGCCCTGAGACCCTCAAAGGTAACCTGAGAGGAATCCTTCCTATGCCTTCTCAGAAACTCAGCAACGTTTAGAGGAACCTCCTCTTCCCACTTTATCTTATCCATGCTTCTTCCTCCTAGCCAGCCCCATTATCTCACGCTTAATTCTCCTACCATCAATAGCTATCTGGCTCTCTTCCCCTCGGTACTGCACAATCTCTTCTAAGTAGGAATCCAGGGAAGTCTCCAAAAAATCCAAATCTATCTCCTCTGGAGGTAACTTGCCTAAGGCAAACTTCCAAGCATCCCTCTCTTCCAGCAGCTCATAGTAGGGATTCCTAGAGCCCATATGGTCATATAAGGAATGCCCCAACTCGTGGGCAAAAGTCATAGGCCTGGTCTCTTGGAACTGGGACCCCGAAGGAAGAGAAATTTCTCGTTCCCAGGGATTCCAGCTCCCAAAGCTACTGTCCTCTAGAATTATCTTAGGCACGTCTCAAATAACCTCTCTTGCTACATTGGGTAACCAGAACCTGAGTATCATCAAGGGACATACCCAAAGGCCTAGTCACCTGGTAGTAGACTTCTCCGACAGTCAGACCTGAGTCAAGTGCCACAGTATCAATCTTGTCAGAGAGCATCCAACAAGCCAAGTCAACATTATCCCCATGAGGCTCTGGTTCCTTACCAGTGGATGCATACTTTGTCTTGCCTCTCGGTTCTCTCCAAGTCTGTACAACTGGCATTTGTCCTCACCTCCTATAAGAATATTGGCTGGCCTGACCGGATACCGATGTTGCTGGCCTCCTTCGGAAAGTCCTCGCTGAACCCAGGAGCGCCATACTGGGACCCATAGCCTGAAAGGTGGCTATCCCACTCGTTCCCAGTTATCTGACGAGCCCTTATCCTGGTGATAGTGCCTTGGTACTCCTCCACCACCTGCTTCTTCGCCATATTACTGTTAGAAGCCGGCACCAGAGCCCTGACTGGATCCCCACTACTATCAACACCCTCCACTAAGAACATCCATTTGGAAGTATATTCATCTGGCATTAGATGAACCCCCTAGTATGTTTCCCTCTCGCCGCCCTTCCAAGCGGCGTCTGGGATAATGAATTCCCTTGGCCCTTTATGAACCTCTTGGCCTTGCCTATAAAGCCCTTTTTCTTCTTTCTTCCCTTCATTCTCTATACACCTCCTCTACAGTATTTTTTCTCCGAGGTCTCATCTCAGAGAAGTGCCTTGGATCATTTAAGTCCCGCATACCAGAACCCACGCCCAGACCATGCAGGGTATGGAGAGTCTCCTTATTTATCCTAACACTCTTAAGAGCACCCCATAAGGTCTTCTTCCAATCCTTCCCATAAGTTCTCTCTGCCTCAGCAATCGCTGCCTTCTTCTGAGCTATGGTAACTTCTTGATCTAACTTCTCAACCTCCAACTCCCCTTCCGCTAGCGCCTTCTCTTTATCTCTTAAATCCATTTTATCTACCCATCCTGTCCCTCAGTCTCTTCCGATGAGCTTCAGCAGGACTAATTTTCCTTGTCTTAGGAGGCTTGCCATAAGTAGTCCACTTCTGCCCCTCAGCCTCGTGCCTTATCTCCTGGTTCATTGACCAAAGTAAAGGAACGAAGCCTACTATGAAGAAAACATAAGCAAGTATCTGGACATACCCCTGTGAAAGATCAAAGATGGAAGCATTAGAGAAGAATAACCAGAGAGCAAGAGCCAGCCAAATAAAGAAGGAAACAAGGCAGATAAGCAATTCTCTTGACTTCCATGCCAGCCACATAAAGAATATCCCCAGCGCCAAAAAAGCTATCATATACAAAGTATCACCTCCTATACTTGCCTCAGCATAGTCCTCAGAATACTCTCCTCCAGCCTCAGACCAGGCTCTCACATAAAGGCTCCCAGTAGAAAGATTAATATCCTCTATTATGCAGCTAGTTCCATTTCCACTGTAAGCAAGCCATCCATCAGATACAGTTCTTGGAAATCCTCCTATAGAGCCTCTAACTACCGTGTTCTCTGCTCCTATACCCTTAGTCCAATTAACGCTTACACTACTTGGACCTATCTGAGTTATAGTAAAGTTAGTAGGAGCATACAAGACACCTGAGGTCCAGAAACTAAGCTCCGTGCTATTTCCCCTACCAACATCATTCTCAGCATAAGCCCTCCAAAACACCTGGGTATTTAAAGGCAAGCTATTGATATACCTCTCAAACACCCCAACTCCAAAACTCCCAGTACCATTCCAGCTGTAAGTATAGTTCCCAGTAGCAAAACCCCACTCAAAGCCCCTAAGAGGAACATCCCCACCCCCAATGTCTGTTATATTCCCATGCAGAACAGCCGAGGAGATAGATATATCTGTAGCATTGCTAGCAGTTACAGTAGGAGCCTCAGCTGGATTAGAGGGAGAGGCAGTAACAGTTACATCAGTGGCCCCTACTGGACTAACTAAAACTCCTACTAGTAAACATACCAGAGATATTATGGCTAAAAGATACTTCATTTCATTGTTACCAGGACCCTGGAAGCAAGCTCAACCTGGACAATTCCCTCCTGGCTTTGGTCAATAACCCCAATCCAGAATTCCCACTTCTCTTCCGTTAGATTTCCTGCAGAAGTAGGCATACCAAGCCTAAGAGTAACTGTAAGAGTCTCATAGGCATCCAAAGTAGGCCTCCTATCACTTATCCAAAGCCAATCTCGAGCCTCGGAGGGAGCTTTACTATACCCCTCCAAGGGGCCATCAGGAAACCTATAGTCTACTGAGAAGTTGGTAGCAAAGGAATTACCATTATGAACTTCAAGAAGGCACTCCACAGAACTTCCAGGCTCATAGCCCTCAACATAAAACTTCCCAGGACTTATCCAATTCTCAGTATCAGGGGGCCTTTGGCTATTAGAATTTCCATTACCATTTCCATTGGGCTCAGTGTTATTATTAGCCACACCTCCACCCCTCAGAAGAACCACCACAAGGACAATAGCAACCACAACTACACCTGATATTATGGCTATATATTTCTTTTTCACCTTAATCCTTTCTTGAGTCTAGGCACCTTAATGCTTTCAGCCCCAATGCAGGCTTTCCACCTGTCCTGACCAACTTATGACTCTACAGCAGTGATTGACAAGGTAGCGGTACTATCTCCACTGCCACCCCAAGTATTAGTCCTAGTCACTATCTCAGACCCCCACTTCTTATCCTCACCAGGAGTAACTGTAGTATACAAGGCATCGCTACCAGAAGACTTTGTAATAACCTTACCAGAATAGGTCATACCACTGTACCAGCTATAAGCTCCATAAGTGGTAGCTCCATTAGACCAGGTGATTCAATTAG